ATTTCAACGGAAAGACCAATTTAAGGAATTTAAAGGAATACAAGAAGTTTGATTCAATTCATAATGAATACATTCTAATAAAAAGTATCAACAATCATGATTTGTGGGTAGCCGCACGAGTATCCACAGGTAATCCAGTAGTCATTCGATTTTTTCCTACATCAGAAGAATTTTGTGAAATTTTTGCAAAGACTGTATTGAGTAATAAATGCGACACTTTTTATGATTACATATCCCATAACAACACATTATGTATGATTTTTGAAATAGATTTGTCAAATATAAATGATATAAAAAAAACTATACTCGATACCTTAGTGAGTGATGAAGATAGGTGTAACGAATTAGCAGAATATCTATACCCAAAAATATATTGCTATTATCTGAATCTCAAGAAAATATTATCATCTAGATATGATCTTGAATTAATGAAAAAGAAGATGGTTCTCATCAAGATGTGTGGTTTGAAAAACGGTGGATGCGTTTGTGTAGTATGATGATGCGTTTCCTTTTTTTTTTAGTGTACAGTATTACATATACACAATATGAACTCTTCCTCATCAAACGTATCAAGCGACTTTTCTAAATTTGTAACCGAAAATAATGTTGTTGGACTTGCTCTTGGTATTATTATGGCTCAATCCTCAATTGAGTTTGCAAAAAATTTAACCAATGATATTGTGAAACCTATCGTACGATATACCCTACACCATGACGAAGACTTGATCATTAATAAGGAGGATGTAATCAGTGATTTGATTATGCTAATTTTCACGATTACTATTATCTACATCTTCTCAAGAAGTTTTGGAATCAATACATCTTCAAACAACTTAAGTGTCTTTATGAACGCTAATTAAATAAAATACATTTGTTGTATTTCTTAAGCTGTTTGATAAATTGTGGTTTTTTTGCGTCTAACATTTTATCACATCGAAGAATGTTTGCTACATCAATTGCTTTATTCTTAAACAAATCTTCATTACCTTCAATACTGTTGTTCATTATGAGAGTAAAGATTACCCTGCATATCATAGCAATCATTTCAATATTGTAAATTTTGAAATTAAAGGAAGCATTAATCTGTTTGTTTATGGTTACGGTCCGGAGTGCTTTTTTGTTTATAACCTTGGTAAAAACAAATTTATCGACACTTGGGAGAGAATTGTTCGGCGAAATGTGGATATTAATGACAAGTATTAGTTGTGCCCATTGAAGAGATTTGCTTATTTCGTCATCATTATTTAAACATTTGGTTGAAAATTGATCATAGAAACACAAAGATTCCATAATCTCTTTATGACGATTCATAAATCGCTTACTCTTTTTGTCCATAACCTTTTCTAAATTATCGTATATCATCAAGGGGAAGATAAACTCGTTGTTCATCTCTTGTAACAATAGTAGCTTGTCTTCTAATGTTATTTGCTTGTTAAAAACCATTTGTGTAGATTCATACAGATATAGAGTGTTAGATTTTTGCATACTGTTTTTAAAAAAATCATTAATCAAATCAATTTTTATGTATGAGGTATTTTTTGGCGCGAATGCTACTAGTTGATGAAGATTGTGATGAATCTGGCAAATATCATTCCCCGCAAACTTTGATATAATCTCGCATCCAGCATTAGAAATTTTGTAATTTGCAGTTGTTAAACATTTCCTAACATGCTCAGCACTTTCTTCTACCGTTGGTTGATTTAATATGAATTTAGTTGCCAAATTTTGAAGCTTCTTTCCAATTTTAACAATCATCAAGTATCCAACAAACACAACTGTGAAGTTAGATTTTAATGTTTTGGTTTCGACAAGTTTGAGGAAATGGTTCATGATTTTATTAACCTTTGGGTACGTAGAGGCACATTCCGTACCATCAATAACAAACAATTTTTTTTTTGTTTTATTGACTTGAAATATGTCCAATAGATCGCGTGAGTTGGTTAGCTTTTGTAAAAATAAATCAAAATCAGTCTCCGCATTAATACGATTTACACTCAAATACTCTATATTAAATCCTATTTCATTCGCCATAACCTCGACTCGGGAAGACTTACCGATCCCGTGACTTCCATTTAGGTATGCCAAAGAAATGTTGGTCGTATTATTAAAACGGTCACTCAACCATTGCCTAATATTAAACCAGTTCTCTCTATCAGAAAATATATCATCGGATGATGTAAGTTTTGTTATACGATCATCCATTAAACCTGGATATAAATACAAAGAAAATTATTAATATATTTTTTTTTTATTCACCCTTACCCTCGATATCATCACACAATTTATTGATCGCGATGTTTATTTGCGAATGCGTTAGCTCATCACCATCGTATGATGCTAGGATGGTTTCAAAATTTGATACCAGTGACAAATAATCAGGATTGGTAAGTATGTCGTTCTGTTTGTTTATGAAAGATAAGAATCGTGTTTTTCGATAGACTTTGTTTTTATTGAATTGGGTACTTTGAATAACACGCAATTGATTTCTGATATTTTCTAGCTTATTCGTATTATTCATGATTGTTTTAAGGTTTAAGGTAACGAAGTGATCGAAAGTGATTATTCAGTTTTTTACACAATATCTAAACGATCATCAAATCAACCATACAACCATCAATAGTTTGTATGGGATCGCTAGAATAGAATACTATTTGTTGCAACGTATTGTGCTCAATGTTATTCGATTCACCACATCCTATGTTATAAATCCGATCATCATAATTAAATACATAACTATCATCTTTTTTTAATACAGTTACTAAAACAGGTTTCACAAAAATCAAAATCACATCCTTATTATCTTGTTTCGTCATCACAATCTGGTTTTGTGTCTTCGTTAGTGTAAACCTATTTTTACTCAATCTGTTAACATCCAATTTAGAAGGCACTATACACAACTTCTTCGTTTGACTAATCGGTCCAACCTCGATGATGTTATCACCATGATACTCAGTATCCCCAAAGAAGGTATTACAACCATCGTTCCCCGATATTTTGGATCGGTCAAATTCTATGAAACAATTTTTATTAAACCCCCCGTTACTCCAAAAATAGTATTTACTAATTGTATCAGAGTATTCAATATTTTGAATAGCATCGATCTCGTCCTCAGTATCATTGGTGGGATTTATTTCATTCGAAGTCGCATCGTTCGTATCATCTTCATCTTCATCTTCCTCATTATCAGAACATAAAAACGAACTATCTTCCATGTAGAACCCTATAATCATAACGGTTGTGAATACGGCTATCAAGAATGTCACCAAATACCTCATAATAATACGATACATTTTATTTTTCAGTGCGATCTAGGAATTTAAACGCTAAGTAAACAATATATAGAATTACAGTTGACTTAATAACGGTGATGATCAAATTACCGACCCCAAATTCAACAACACCTATCTTTAGACGGAGGGATTGTAGTGTCTTGATGTCACTTGTTCCATCATTATCCCAATCGTAGTTAATCATTGGCATGATGATATCATCGATTAATGAGTTTGTAAGGTATTTTGCTTCCCTTGCCAGTATCAAACTGGTGATCATTTTTGTGATATCCTTGTCGTTGATAAATGATAAAAAATCGTTAATCATAATAACATTTAGTTAAAAAAAAATAGAACCGGTCATAGTGTTGATGGTTTCATGACAGATAGAACATATCATTGTAGGTTTGATTCGTTCTACGTAGTATAAATGTGAATACATAGTATATGAGCATAACAGGAACCATTAAGACAGCAAACTCACCAACATTATACTTATCATCTACATCATCATCCCACCGTATCGAGCTATATATCGGTGCATTTGAATGCGGGGACACACAAATACCAATTTGTAAATAATGATGTACATAGGTCCATACAAAATACACAAACGACATTATGAAAGGGTAGATAATGTCGTTTGGTGCAAACTCTCGTTTCACAACAGTATAATCAATAATCATGTAAATACAGTTGAATCCATGGACAACCAGAGTGTATGGTTTCTGATCCACGTGACAGAAATCGGTTGAATAACCTAAATACAAACATCCATACCATGTTAAGATGGTGACGATAGTTGATGCGACTAAGGCACAATCTTGGAAGACCCAACAACATCTTCTTGTCCATGCCACATACCAACCCTCAGTACAAAGATTCAAGATACTCAACACAATGTATGTAGATACGATACATTGTGTCCAATTGGTTGCATATATAAACCAATACCCCAGACACCCAACACTATTAAAATCCATAATACTGTAAACCAATGTTGGTATAAAGACTATGAATCCTAAAAATCGATAGTAAGATAAGTACATATACAACTACATTAAAAACAAAACGAAAACAACGATCGTCTACTCCTATGTATCGTATTTTGTTTAACATCAACTGCCTTACTTGTACGTTTGGTTCCAATTTGGTTTAAAATTGGAACCACGTAATCATCAAACAACACATCAAGAGATTGTTGATCCTTGGAGGAAACGTAAACCAAAGTTCCTTCTTCTTTCTCAAGAAAGAATAGTTCACTTGCGGTACTTTTGATCAGTTCCATGTTTTGCGTCTGCATATCGTGAACAATGTCCATCTTCGTACCAACCAAAACAATCCGTGCATCCGTGTGTTGACGAATTTGATTATACCAAGTCTTCGTATGTTTGATCGAGTCAACCGACGACATGTCGACGATCAACAAAATCAAATTTGCATTCCTATAATACAAAGGCATCATACATCGAAATCTTTCCTGCCCTGCGGTATCCCAAAATTGAATCTCAAGATCACCCACGACCTTGGACGAAAATTCTGCTCCAACAGTTGAACCTAAGTAATCGGGGAAAGTACGATGAATGTATGTATTCAAGAGAGTGGATTTACCAGCCGCTATGTCTCCGACCAATATACATTTAGCTTTCTTCATTGATAATATAATATAAAATAAAATATTTTAGTGTTCTATATTAAGTAATGTCAATCACAACATCATCGCCCCTAACCACTAAGGCTCCAGATATGATCGAGATCGAAGCAGTAGACGCAAAGACAGCTACCAAAGATTTGATCCAACAAAACGGACCCGGGGTCTATCGCTTAATGCACGTAGACCCTCATACGAACAAATCCATGGTAACGACCACATTAAGTTACCGTAAAGGTGGTGGTCGAATTCACATCGAACAATTCCCCCCTGAGGTTTTGGAACCAGACGCTCAAGGAGTTGTTAAGGGAGGAAACCTATTCATTCGAATCCCAAACATGCCCTACGTCCTACCAAATCCCTACACAGTGTATCACTATTATCGAGATAATAAAGAAAAGAAACACGAACACACGTTTAAGAATATCAGGGTTGATAGGGCTTTAGAAAATGGTGAGAAGTCTGTCAAAGAATTCAAGAAATTAATCGAAAGTACGGTGAAGGATTGTTTAGAATCTTTGAACGATAATGAAAAAAAAGATAAGGAAGCATTGCATAAATCTGTAAAGATTATGAAGATCATCGGGTACGATGGTGATGATGTTGATGATGTTGATGATATCTTGAATAACCTTTTTGAGAATAGCTCAACATCAAGCTCAAGATCAAGTCCAAACTCACGAAAGACGATCCAAGATCTCACCTTCCATGTTAAGTTGGTTTATGTTAAGAAGGTTGTCCAAAAACCTCATTATGGTACTCATCCATACTTTGTACGCATTCCTGGTTATGCTGACGAAAATGAGCATGGCACCTACGATGATTTGGAAGATTTGATTAATGAGAAACTGCGTTCAAGTTAGGTCCAATCAACCCGAGGCTACGTGCTTAGGCTACGTGGTTCTGTAAGGTTTTTTGTAATTTTTCCAATTCTAAATGTTGTACAACGTATTGGTAGAAATTACGCAATAACTGTTGGAACAGGTTTCTTGGTTCGTGTAGATCCTCGATGTACTTTCGAAACAAACGACCCTTAAATCTACGATTCGATGGATCGGGATCTTCGACAAAAGCATTGGTTTCTTTCTTAAAGTATTCGGCATATTGTTGAATCTTAGTCAATTGCTCCCGCAAAGTCTGATTTTCTTTTTCTAAGGCAATGATTTGTTGCTTGTATAACGATATCTTATGTTCCATATAGAGTATGATTCGACGAGTAGATCCTAAGGAGGTTTTGTGTTTTTCTATTTTGTTGTGAAGATCGTTTGGAGTAATGAGTTGTGTGTGATCTGGTTGGTAGGTGGTGGTGGTGGTGGGCGGTAATACATTGTAGTGGGCAAGGAGTAGTTCTGTTGTTGGATAACGACGAACCCGTCATCGTCATCAAGAGGGTCGACGGGACTTGAGTTTGTGTGTGAAAAATAATCATCCTGTATTGTGATCACTTGATTGTTGTACGTAAGG